GCATTTGTAGAAGGTGAATATAAGGTAGCAGAAAATGCCAAAGACGGAGAAACAGTTATGGGAAGTATTGAAGAAAAGCTTCCCAAAAAAGACGCATTGTCAGAGGCTTGAGAACCGCGTATCTGAAGGAATGCCAGACTGTTACATCTGTATGGATGGTGTTCCGCTATGGGTTGAATTAAAAATACTAAAAAATGGCAGGGTAAAGGTGCAAAAGTCACAGATTGCTTGGCATTTGGCGCATTCTCGTTGTGGTGGTGCAAGTTTTTTCTTGCTTCACGCACCTCTCCAAGGCGATGTATTTTTATTTGAAGGGGCTCTAGCCTTACAGATCCATGGATCTTGCATCTCTGACCTGCGGCCTGCGGCCTTATATATCGGCAGCGTTTGTGATCTACCTGCGAGCCTGCGACCTGCGGCCTTAAATCTATGGAACAAAGAGCCACAGACCTGCGACCTGCGGCCTGCGCCTCTTTGTCAATAGGAGAACATGCGTAATAAAAAGGTATCATCAAAAAAGAGGAGGCACAAGGCCTCCTATACTATGCCGCAAAATGCTTTTTGCCTGCACCGTGTGCGACAATAGCAATTGATTTCTTGGATTTGGTTTGTGTTCCGGCACATAAGCCACACTCGAGGCAAGTTGTTCTGCTTCCTGCTTCCTCGGAAGCAGGACACAAAATCTCTTTACCGTCTATCACTTCCGAAACATCTTTTATAATTCTAAATGTTCTTATGTTTTTGGACCATGCCGCGAAAGCTTGCATCTCAGTTTCGACTGATTGCATATATAAGCTTGCAAGAAAATCTGCTTGTGACTGGTTTATCTGGTGACTATATCCGGTATGGCCTTTCGCTTGTGACAATAAAGCTTTCCAGATCTCGCTCGGTATGCATGCACCGTCACCATAAAAACCGATACGAATTTTCCAATCTTTACCGAGCTCCGGTAATTCATCCTGGCTTAAATGTGGATATGCACCAAGATGAAATTGTTTATAAACTGTATTCGGACTATGCATTAATGTAACGTGACAAGCGCGGCCTGCGGCCGTGCCTTTGTCCTTATTTGTTGGCGTGCCTTTGTGCGGGCACTCGCCACAAATAGAATAATCTGCGCCAGTTCTATTTGCTTCAATTGGTGGTATGTCCTTGCGAATGATAACAGTTTGCATCATCGCGCCAGTTTTACTGTTTCTAGATTTACCAGTTAACGCAACACAGATAATCGGCATATTATCGATTAAGCTTGGCCCGTCATAAATGGTATAACCGTTTGGCGTTTTATTTTTCATTGTTTCTTCTCTCTATTGTTGATGATTTATTATATCAGATTTGCACATAAAAGCAAGGATAAAAAGTTTTATTCCTGCGACCTGCGACCTGCGACCTGCGTCTTTCTATATATCCAAGAAAAAAAAAACAGGAAGGTCGAAACCTTCCTGCTTGTGCTCAACGCATGTTAACAATTTCACCATGAGTCTTATACTCATATTCTTCTACATTTATAATGTCATAATAATCCAAGGCCTTACGAGCTCCTGACTCGTCATGAGCATAAATAACAACAGTGTTTGTCATACCTTGGTATTCAAATGTTACTAAAAATCTATCCATCTTTGAGCTCCTTTAAAAGTTCTTCAATACCTGTAAGTAAATAATCATAGCATAAAAAGTCATCATCCATTGAAGAACTCTCGTACTCTTTAGCGTTAGCTATAATCTTTTTTAATTTATCAACTATTTGTTCTTTTTCCTGTTTCATCTTTAACCTCCTGTTTAAAATTAAAAGCAGGAAGGCCGAAACCTTCCTGCCCTTGGAGAGAACTCCGCTAGTCTAGTAAAACCATGTAACCTTCTGGCTCATGCTTTCTAAACCAATCCAATCCTTTCCTTACTACTGCGTAGTATTTGTCTCTTTGTTTTAGATCCGTTGTCATCTCTGCTGTCATATTGTAACCCATGATAACATCATAGACTGCTACGGCATCGGCAGGGAGAGCAATGCTCTCCCCACTAAATGGATTCTGAACAGTCTCACCTTCATCAGATACGAGACATTTAAAAGGTAATTCTCTAGTCATTTTTTAGATCCTCCTGAGTAAAAGTTTTTAATCCGTCTTCGTTCCTTCCGTAGTAATTAGCAACGGAAACAATCTCTGGATAGTGTTGCCATATTCTTTTTAGATTATGGTTATCGAGATAACATACAGCTCTGTGTATTTCTCTCATAGCTTGTCTTATGGACATTGCTCTTGTATCCGCAATTCCAAAATCTTCTACTAAAACTCGCTCTGTTTCAGTTCCGTAATATTTTGTCATTTTTTTCTCTCCTGTAATGACTGTTTAAGATAAGTTAAGATTAGCACAGATAAATATAAAAAAGCAAACATTATTTTATATTTTCTCCTGCGACCTGCGACTCTGCGCTTCTATCCATAGACGACAAGAACAAACCATGTGATCCCTGCGAGTGTGCCCATGAACAGGAGGCAGGTGATAAACTCACCTGCCCATTTTAATATTTCCTTCATTCTATTTCCTTTCTGGGTCGGCCTCTTCTAGTTTTAACAAACAGATAGTTTCGACTAACATACTTTGTGCTTTTCTCTTCAGTGTCTTTATCTTGAACAACATTACCAAATTGTTTAATTTTGCTTCCTTCATACTCCGTAATATTGTCTTTTATCTTAGCGTATTGCTCTTTCCCTAATTCCATAAAAGATCTGAGTAAAAGCATACTGCTTTTAGTGGGAAACTCTGCACGACATTCCCATCTTTTTATAGTTGAAAGCCCAATATTTAAAGCCTTGGAAAACTTTTCGGCACTTGAAAAACCGAGAGATTTTCTAATACTTTTAATCTCTGGTGGTGGTAATAGACCCATTGCAACACAAGTTGCGTCATGAATTGCATCTGAAGACTCAAACGCATCGCTCTGCACTTCACATTCATTGCAATAAATTTTAGGCTTATAAAACATAACATCTTCCCATCCTTCTTTGATAGGAAGTTGTTCGAGATTATGGCTTGTCTTAATATCTTTTCCCATACACTCGGGGCACACTAATGTTTTTATTCTTATTATATTTTCGTAAATAAACATCTTGTGTCCTTTCTGGGGAGCTCGAGGCTCCCCTGTTGATTGCTTGGTTGACTTAGGGAATGACAACAACGTAGAGGCCTTTGTCATTCTTGGTTATCTCCTCGTACCCAGGAGATCGATAACCGAAGTCATACCCACGGGCCGCATCAATATGGGCATTTACACGGGCCGCTTCTTTGCAAGCCTCGGCATCCTTGAGATTGTCGTAGTAGTACCAACAGACCTTATGGCCAATCTTTTTGTCTACAGGCTCAGGATATGATTTATATTTTGACATTTTGTTTCCTTTCTGGGGGGACAGTGTCCCCCCTGTTGTTGATTACTCATCAAAATTATATTTGTTAAAAAGCTTGTTTTCGGTTTCGATCATATCTTCTACTAGCTTATGAGCTAGATTCCAGACTGTCCCAGCGACTACTGTTGCAACAGTTTTTTCATCTCCGGTAAGCTGTTCAAGATAGTGATGTATTTCATTCCAGTCTTTCGGAGTGTTAAACATCAAAGCTTTTTGGATCGGATTTTGTAATCCATGTGGTGTTTGTGCCATTGTATTACCTTTCTGGGGGGACAGCGTCCCCCCTGTTGTTGATTACTTCCAAATACGAGCATACTGTTTTCTAGTATGTGCCTCGATTTGAATTTCTTTAACAAAGACTTTCTCTAATAATCCCTGCTCAATACAGTCCTTCTCGAGTGCAGTCTTAAGCTTGTTAAGAAAAGTGATGTGCTTAACTAGTCTAGCGTGAACAGTCTCTGCGTTAGTGCTAGTCGAGGCTTTTAAGTTATAATCAACCATGATTTTCTCTCTCCTGTTGTTGATGGTGTATCAACAGCGACACACCTATAAAAATCCTACCATAGGATAATATAATAATACAAGGGAAAAAATGGGATTATACACATTATTTTATATTATTCCACATTGTGGAAAACATCCGTTCACGTTTTGTTCCCACCGTTCCCCTAGTCTCAGATTATCGATAATCTTTTGGGGTTACTCCGGCCGGATAGCGTTCACGTTTTGTTCCAAGCACCCCTCACCCCCCATATTTTGGGGGTGTGTCGTCAGCAGTCGTGTCATGTCATGTTGGGTTGATAAATTTATTCAGAAATATTATCATTGGGCCATGGACGACCTTCAGCCTAATTTAGATGCCGTACCCGAGGACGCACTTCGTGAAATCCTGTTACTGAAGCAGCAAGAGCGGGTGTTAATGACCCGTGAACGGGCGGCCGAGGACTTTATGTCCTATGTTCATCATGTGTATGACGGGTTTATTGAGGGCCGGCATCACAAAATTATTGCAGAAAAGCTAGAGAGAATAGCTCGTGGAGAGCTAAAACGCCTGATAGTGAACATGCCACCCCGGCATTCCAAGTCAGAGTTCGCTTCTTATCTTATGCCTAGCTGGTTTTTAGGCAGAAATCCCAAGTTAAAGATAATTCAGGCTACAATGAACACGGAACTTGCTGTACGATTTGGAAGAAAGGTCCGAGACTTGATCGCTGACCCGATTTATCGGGAAGTCTTTCCCAACACGGACCTTAAACAGGACAGCCAGGCCGCTGGTCGTTGGGAGACTAGCGTAGGCGGGGAGTATTTCGCAGCAGGGGTGGGAGCCGCGATGACGGGTCGTGGTGCAGATTTGCTAATTATTGATGATCCGCACTCGGAACAGGATGCCTTATCCTCGACTGCGTATGATAATGCGTATGAGTGGTACACTTCGGGGCCGAGACAGCGTCTACAACCGGGTGGTTCTATCATAATTGTGCAGACACGGTGGTCAAAGAAGGACATAACGG